CGCCTGCGGCATCCAGATCAATCTCCATGCCTTCATCTTTCTCAGTCATGCTCGGCTATACCCCCGTGGATCTTCAACAACGGCTTCCACCGTGTCATCATTGATGATGCGAAACTCTTTGCCCATCACCTTGAACCGTGTCCCGGAATAGGAACGGAACATCACGAAATCGCCTTCGGCACACCACGGGCCCTCGGGGAACCGTGATTTGTCGGAATAGGCTTCCTTGCCCAGCTTGATGACATAGCCAATGATGGAGGCGGTCTCCTCGGCGGACTTCATACTGTCTGGCAGCATAACCCCCCCGGACGTCTTTTCCGTCATCTCTGGCAGGGCAATGAGGATCTTGAACCCTACAGGGTCTGGGAGCTTCTGCCGGAGCCCCTCGTCACTTGTTGTTTTGTCTGAGTACATCTGTCCCTCGTGCAGCAGTTGTCGGCCTGCCGTGCCGTGCGCGGACCATCCGCGGGTGTTTCGTATACTACTGATCTATATAGCGACTTTCCATATCTTTTACCACCTCCTCCAGCTCGCGCAGCTCCGTGCACCGGGCGATGGCGCGGGTATACTCCTCGTAGTTGCGCGCGCCGCCGCTCATGATGTATTCGGTCTGCACCTCAAGCCGCTCGTGGATGTGCCGGATCATCCGGTAGAATACTGTTTCTTCCATGGCTTACTCCGTTTTGTTGTCGCTGCGGTCCGACAGGCCCTTGACCACATCGGCCGCAAGTTTTGTCCCCATCTTCATGGCCTCGCGACGCTCGGCGCTGTTGTCGCCGGCCACCTGCGTCGCCAGCCGCACGCCCACGCGGGCGCCCTCGCGCTCGTCCTCGGAGGCGATCCGTTCGCGCGCAATCTCGTTCGTGACGGCCTTGTGAGCGATCTCGATCTCCCGGTCCAGCATGTCCAAGGATTTCTGGTGCTCGAACTCCATCTCGTCCAGCGTCTGCTTCCGGTCCTTGATCTCCAGCTCCTTGAGCTGGATCTGGGTGAGCGGGTTCTGGGCTTCCTCCTCGGCCTGCGCCTGCGCAGCCTCGGCTTGGTTTTGCTGGAGCAGCTTTTGCGCAGCCTCGGCCATGGCGCCAGACAGGGCGGCTTCCACGTCCTCTGGCAGCGGCTCGTTCTCGGGCGGCATCGGCACCCCGAGGTTCTGTTCAATCTCTTTGCGATACTGGAACGCCACGTGCTCGGTGATGTGGGCCATCAGCGCGCTCTGGATTGCTGAGGCGAACGGCGACTGGCCGACGATCTGCGCCAGCTTGGGGTCTTGCATTGCTGCCATATGCACCGCGAGGTGGGCCTCGTGGTCTTGGTAGAGGAACGCTTTGACCGGCTCTTGTTTGAGGATGGCCATATTCTCGGCCACTGGGTCCTTGGGCGCGATGTCCTCGGGCAGCTTGATGATCTCGTCCGCGTCTTGGATCCCCATCACCTCCAGCATCTGTCGGTGGAGCTTGCCCATGTCATAGAGCTGCGGCGCTTGCTGCGCGAGCTGTATCGCGCCTTGATACTGCACGATGCGCTGGGCCATGGTGGAGGCGTTGGGGTCGGACACCGGCACCACATCCACAACCTGCGGGTCGAAGTCATCCATCCGGCTGAATTCGCCGGTTTCTTCATATTCGTATTCGGCGGGCATGAAGTCGTGCACCACGCGGGCGAGGATCCGCAGTTCTTTGTGCATGGCGGCGTGCATCCGGGCCTGCACCCCGGACATCACCTTCATGGACCGCTCCATCAGCGCGAGGGTGGTGCCCACCGGCGCCTCCGCACTCATGTTGCCCACTTGGATATCGGCCACGGAGCCGATGCGCCGGCCTTCCTCCACGATGTTGCCCAGCAGTTGATAGAGTACGGTGGAGGGTTCTTTGAACGGTAGCGGGAAGATATTATCCCGGATGGACCCCGCGGGAATGTCCACGTCACGGAACTCGCCCGGCGACAGCGGGCCGTTGTCTCCCTTGATCCGCATCCCCTTGGTCTTGAGGCCCGCCGGCAGGTTCGCCAATGTGCCCGCGTCAATGAGCTGGCGCAGGATAGATGTCGCGGATTTAGTCAGTCCACCAATGAGGTGGATCAGGCCGGTGCCATAGAACCCCATACCCGGCAGGTAGGAGTAATGCGCGAAGTGCATCCGCTTGCGCATGTCCGGATCATCTGCATACCAATTGCGCCGGATAGCGAGGATTGTCCGGGAGCTGAGGTCGATTGTAACCACGTGTGGGCGTGCCACCCCGTCCGGGTCGCCCAGCGGCTCCGGCAGGTCGATATCCACGTGCATCTCCAGCAGTGTGTGACGGTCATCGTCGTGGATCGAGAGGCGCGAGCCCTCAATCTCGTCGTATTTGTCGTCAATATCCGTGCGCTCGGCGGACGGGGCCGGCAGGTCCACGTCGCGGTAGAACCCGGAGAGCTGGAGTTTCAGCACCTCGTTGGGGTCTTTCTTCATCACATGCGTGTATCGCTGCGCTGTGGCGAGGTTTGAGGCGCCATAGCTGATCACGAAATCTTCCGCCGGCACAAACACGCTGGCCGGGCGGCGCAGGATCGGATCGTAGTATATCTTCTTGAATGCAGAGCCGGCGAGCGGCAGCCGGAACGTCATCAGCTCCATCTCGTCTCGGTATTCTTCCATCTGCTCGGTGATGAGATAGTTCAGCTCATTCTTGACGCGGACGGACTGCTCGTATTTCTCGCGGGTGGTCTTGCCAATGATCTTGGTGTTGACCGGCCCGGAGGCGGGCATGATCTCGCTCATGGCCTGTGCTTGGAACCGCACCACCGCCTCGGCCAGCATCGGGTGGAACACCCCTGAGGCCCCCTGCCACGGGATCGTCCGGTCCTCAATCTTCAACCCCAGCAGGTCCATGCCATTTATATACGACTGGGCCCAGTCCCGCCGACTCTCCCGGTCCGCCCTGAACAGATCAACGAGCTCGGATGCCAGCCCCACAAGGTCTTGGTCGTCCAGAAGCTCGGCAAAGTTCGCATCATGGTCCACCTCGAACGCCTCGGCCGGGCCCTCGAACGCTGCGTCATCCCCGAACTCAATAGTAATCTCCCCGTCCTCGGTCGCCATGGTCGTGACCGTGGTGTCCTCGGGGAGGTCAATCTCCAGCTCGCTCAGCTCAGGGTTTTCCAACAGATCCAGATCTGCCGGGGTCAGTGTCTTGCTAATAGCCATGGGGCGCTCCTGCGGATCTGTGGTTGGCGGCACTATATAGTGTATGAGGCATCAATAATAGCCCTCCCGGTGGGGGAGGGTATATTGGGGTTCGTCTATCTCGTCTGTGGGCAGGGTGATGAACCCGCCTTGGCGGAACCTGAGCATCGCCATGACCGTGCTGTCCACGAGGTCATCATTTGACCCGTAGGGGAACGCCGCGATTTCTTCCACGAGCTCCTCGGCCCAGCGCCGGTCAGGCACCCAGACCATCCCGGAAGAAATTATGTCCGCCACGCTGTTGAGCCGGACCATCTTGTCGCCGGTGCCCCGATGTGGGGTGTATTCCTGCACGGGGAGACCCGTGCGCCGCAACTCTTGGTAGAGCGCCACCCCGGCAGACTTCTTCTCCACAATGAAACTGTCTGGCTGCCACTCTCTATAGATGTCCATCGCCTTGGCCTTGAGCTCCGGGAACTCCAGCCGCTCCTTGATGGAGTGCAGGGCGATCAGTTGGTACGCGCTTTCCTCCTCGTTGAGGAACACACCCCACAGGGTTATGGCGGTATAGTCCGCACGGTTGTGGGTCTCCGCTGCGGCGTCCAGCGAGGCAATGATGTATTCGCAGCTCGGGGGTTGGTCACGCAGCCACTTGCGCCACCACTCCCGCTTGATAATGGAGACCTCCTCCGAGGTCGGATCCTGTTGATACTGCGCGTTCCACTGATAGGCCGGCATGGACGCCTTGGTGCGCAGCAGGGCTGGCAGGTCGAAAAACTCCGGCCAGAGCGCCTTCTGGGTAGGCTCGTCCGTGTCCTTGTCCGGCACGGTGAGGATCGCAGGGAACTCGAACACCTCATATTGGTCCGACCCCTCATTCTGGGTCATGTCCCTTGTCAGCCGACCAATAAGATCGTCCATGTGCCAGCGGGTATGGACGACCGCCACGGCCCCGCCCGGCATGAGCCGGGTCCGGGCACCGAAGGCGAACCATTCATATGCCTTCTGGAAAGCCGAGAAGTTCCCGTTCAGCACATCCTGCTCAGAATGTGGATCGTCCACGATGAGCATATGCGCGCCGCGGCCCGCCAAGGCAGAGCCAACGCCCGCAGCGAAGAACTCGCCCCCGTGGTTGGTGTTCCATCGCCCCGCAGACTTGCTATCTGTGGCGAGGGTCACGTCAGGAAACACTTCCTTATATGCAGGTGTGGCGATCAGGTTCCTGATCTTGCGGCCAAAGTCCACTGCCAGATCCGTTGTATGCGAGACCAGCATCACCTTGTGGGAGGGGTTCCGCCCCATATACCACGCAGCGAAGAAGATGGAGACGAGCTGGGACTTGCCGTGCCGCGGCGGCACTGATACGCTCACGCGGTCCTTGCGGCGCGCCTCAATATCCTCCAGAAGCCCCGCCAGCCGCACATGGTGCGCCCCGACCTTGTAGTCCGGCATCATATGTTGGCAGAAGGGAATCAGATTGTCTTGGAGATGCGTAACGCGGCGGTCCGCCTCGAACCGCTCCACCAGCGCGTAAAGTTCTTCCGCCTCCGCATCTGTGAGCTGGTCCACATTCGCCAGCAGCAGGTCGAAATCCTCTGGCGTGAACTCCGTAGCATCAAGCACGGTCAGTCCCTCTCGTGGTCCACGAGGTCCGCATCCGGGATATCCAGTGGCGTCACATCCCTGAGTCGGGTCAGCTTGTCCTTGAGCTTGCTCCGCAACTCGTCACTCGTCTGGTGCGTCACCGTGACCTCGCTGCGCTGCGTGAACAGGCCCACATCCGTGATCTTGCCCAGCATCTCCAGAGCCCGGATCCGGATCCGGGGGTCCGGATTATCCGTCTCCAGCACGAGCTTGTTCATAACATAGTGACGCACCTTGATCGCGTCCTGCACGATCTCGTGCCCAAACTCGTCCAGCATCTCCGCAACCATCATCACCGCCGCCGGCGGCATAGCGCCGATCTTTGCAGGAGTGGCCTGCGCAGAGGTGGTTTCAGGGTCAGAGGCATAGGCAGTGGTGAGGCCCGCGGCCGCGGCCGCATCCTCCTTGGTGGGGTCGATCTCCAAGCCGTGTTCAGACAGCAATCTGGCCGCGTTGGCTGCCGCCTTCGC